CAACTGTTTCTGGTGTTTCTGGGGCTACACCAGCTTCTGGAGCCCCACCTGCCTCAGCACCTACTTCTGGGGTTGCACCAGCTTCCGCTTCAGCACCTTCTGCTGGAGCTTCTTCACCTGCTGTTTCATCACCAAAGTCTAAATCTTCACCACCGACACTTCCACCACCGAAGCCACCGCCACCGCCTCCAATAGCACCACCACCAGCTTCACCGCCTTCAGCACCTTCTCCAGCACCGCCACCACCTTTAAGGGCAGCATCGAAGTCACCGTAAAGTCTATCAACGTTATCAAACATACCTGTATGTTTAATTACATTGGCTGTATTAGCTATTTCAGCTGCTGCAGCTTTCTCCATACGTTGTTCAAGTAAATCTTGTTTGATTTCATCATCAGACCACCCTAGGATTTCTCTGTGAGCTCTTGTCATAGACATTGTTGCAAATCCATTACCTAAATCTTGTGTAGCAGCTTGAAACAATGTAACTTTAAGTTGAGTTTGTTCCACTTTAAGCATTTCACCTTGTGTAGATGGATTATTAAGTGTAAGACTAAAATTATCTAAATCATCTTCAAATCCTAGGATATATAAATGAATGATTGCGATTTTATTAAGTTCCTGAATCATTGATTGTTGAATACGATTAATAGTTCTAGAAAAACGAATATCTTGTATTGCTAAGTTTTTCCCATCACCAGTCGTTTCTTCAAAACCTAAGAAAGGTTTAGGTACACGCAATGCAGTAAATAAGTTTCTTTGTAGGTATTCAATATCAGCAATTTGGTCTAGATTACTAGCACCAGGCAACACATCAATTGGGTTTGGAGCATCTTCTGTTCTAACTGGGATAAAGAAATCTTGGTCGTTAGACATCATATTGTATCTAAGGTCAATTTGACCAGTTTGTGGGTCAGTGATAGGCATACGCTTAAATCTGTCCGCAATTTGATTTACGTATTGTTCTACATCGGCATCATCAATATTACCGACAAAGATTTTATATACTCTACGCTCTGGAGCTCTAGTAACACGATATACAAGCATCGAATCTTCAGAAAGGATAAGTTGTTTCCAAATACGTCTAGCTTTCTCTAATACTGAAGTACCATAAGGTAAACGTCTATCATCACCTAGAAGTCTAAAGTGAGCTATTTGCCATGAATTGAATTCAATATCTCTACCTCTCCAGAAAAATTTAACTTTATCACCAGCGGATTGTTCTTCACTATTAGATAACTCTCTACCTGATATCATATCAAATAAACCAGTTTCTCTACGTTCCATTTCATAGTTAGGCATTTGTTTACCACCCATAACACCATGTTTCTCATCAATGTTTAAATAAACGAAGTTATCACCGTATTTACATGTGTTTCTAGTAAACATTGGTAATGCAGTATGTAAATCAAGTCTGTTAAAGAATAAATCTTCTAAGATACTTTTAACACGTTTACTATCTGAATAAACATTCATCATTTTACCTTTATCGTTAAGAGTTGTTGATTCTTCCATCATTACATCCAAAGCGGCTGCAATCGTTGGATAAAACTCCATTGCTTCAAAATCTGAATAGGAACCAATACGAGTTGTTTCATAATTCATTGATTGTTGGAATAAACCACTTTCAACCTTTTTCCAAACTTGTCCTAAATACTTGCTTTGTTGAGCTTGTAATTTAGCTTGTTCAAATTCAGCTTTATTATCGGTTTTTAATAATTCACCTTTCCCAATATTATATTTTTGAGTTTGTTGAATTTGTTTCTTTGCGGCAGCATCTGGACCTAGGATTTGTCCTAGTCTTTGAAATACCGTTAAATTTTTATTTGTTGCCATATTTTTTATTTTAATTATAATGTATTTATTTGAAAATTAAATAGTTTTCTATTTAGAACCACTAAATAACCACATGTATTTACCTGTTGGGTCTTGCATATTTTTAGCCACTACAGGATTAAATTTAGGTGTTTTATTTGCCACAACATTTCTATTACCAGCAGATACAAAACCATCACCAGCAATAGGTGCCATTGCACTTTCTGAAGCTCCGTTAGTAACCCAGCTACTTAACATAGCTTTGGTTTGTTTCTCTAATTTTTCTAAATTTTTAAATGAATGTTCAATTACCCATAAAGCCATACCAACAGCCATAAGTAAATCATCATGATACCCTTCCATGTGGTCAGGACGACCATTTTTAAAGATAAATGTTTTCATTTCAGATACCATTCTACTTGAACGTACTTTTATACCGTTAGTTCTGATTTGATATTCAAGGTTTGAAATCATCGGTACACGAACACTAGTCGCATGAAAACCTGGTATTTTATCTACCTTGCCATGTGATGATAATTCTCTTTGTCTAGCAGAAAGTATTTTACCATTGGCATTATCGTAGTGAAGTCTTTTATATTGAAATTCAAGCAGTTTTAACACTGTTGATACACCCATACCACCAGTTACATCGACCACCGTATAAGCTTTGTATAAATCACCGTATTGTTCTACGATTTGAGCTAGTAAATCAGGTTGAATTTTACCTTGGTATTCCATAACCTGTTCCATTGTCGTAACGTCAACTACAACGATTGTAGAAGCATCCTCACCATCACCTCTAGATACATCGACACCCATTACATATTGGTGGCCTTCTTCAGGTGCTGCCCATATCCATGTCTCTTGTTCTAATCCTTCAACATATAATGGTTCTCTAACGTTATTTTTTTCTTGATATTCAATAAATTCTTCATTGATTACATTACCCCCAGAACCAATGAATGATACATCAAGCTCTTGAGCAATCATCTTAGCATCGTTATTCATACCCATACACATTTGTTCATACCATGTTGAACTTGGTTTCCAACCATCATCAAGCATTTTTTTATATGATTCGAATGTAAATATTACTTCTTTTTCAACTAAATCATCTTTATACCATCTAAGGTCTTTATTGTAACGCAAGTCTTCATACCATTTCATTTCAACAACATTGAAGTTATTCTTTTTGGTTCTAGCTTGGTCATATGTTTTGTAGTATAATGAATCCATACCATTTGGAGTAGAAATAAGTGTTGCTCTACCCCCAGTACCTAATGCTGTTAATGCGGCACCAAATACTTCAGCACCATTATCAATGTAAGCAGCCTCATCCATAATAAGGAATGTAGGTGTAAATCCACGAAGTGCATCTTTAGATGTTGCAACCGCTTTAACACGACTACCGTTAGGTAATTTAATTTCTTTTTTAGAATCTGTAAGGAATATTGATTTTGATTCCTTTTTTTCATTTCCGTAGTAGTCATCACCCCAAACCCATCTAGGTAGTTGTGAAAGGAAATCTTTAATCTTGGCTAAGAATTCAAATGCTAACTCTTGCTTGTTGGCAATGATTAGAATGTTCTCAGGGTTTTCAGAATCGGCCCATCCAACTTTAACAGCCATATAAGCGGCAGTTGTAGTGGATACACCAGCTTGTCTAGGTTTTGTTACTAAGTTAAATCTGTGTGCTTCATAAGCACGAATGATTTCTCTTTGTCTTGGAAACAACTGAAAAGGTACGAAACCTTCTTGAGTTTTATCAAATGTTTCCAAATATGTTTCAATAACATACGTTGGGTTAACTAACCCTTTTGTATATTCTTTAAGTATTTCATGTGATGTTAACATATAGTTTTTTCTATATAAATATACGATAACAAGGGAAAACGCTATATATCAAAAAGAAAGAGGCCCGTATTAGGCCTCTTTTGTGTTTTTAACTGAATAAATCATCTACATCAAATCCATCTTCTGAATCATCATCATAATCGGAATCACCCATTAAATCATTCCAATCATAACCTTCAATATTATCGTTCATATCTTCATCATTCTTAGCCATTGTTTCATCAAAATCATCTCTTTGCATATCTAATTTGATGTCATGTAATAAATCTTTTACGATTTTTTTACCCTCTTTTGTTCCAGCCATAATTTCTTTCATTTTAGCGTTGAAGTCTTTTGGTGGTAATACCACTAAATCACTCCAAACATGATGCTTTAAATGGAAATCTTCAGGTTCAAAAACACCAGTAAATCTAGACCATAATGCTGGTCCAATTCTCATATCCCATGGTTCTGCTGATAAATAATCAGCTTTATCAATTACAAATTGACCCATTTTCTTTTTAGGTAAACCTTTTGCTGATAATACTTCCATAACACCTTTTACCAATTCATGAATAAGAACTGGGAATACCATTGCTTGTGCAATTATTTTAACTTTAGGGTTTTCTTTGGTAGGGAATTCAACTCTAACAACACCACCATTTACACCATTTTCCATATCTGGAATGATATAATACATATAATCAGCATTAGACATCATTCTAGAATACATGTTGCTTAATTTAGGGTCCATTTCAGCTAATTCATCTTGTACCATATGAAACATGTGATTACATTTTTTTGATGCACCTTGAATCATTGCGTTTACAAATCTTCTTTTATAAACCTCATCTTTACTTTGAACTATTTCATCATGGTTTTTAAATTCCATTTCACTTTTTACAGGTTTTGCGTTTTTCTTAGTTCCTTCAATATCTATGTCTGGTTTTAATGTTGCTTCTATTTCAACAACACTTTCATCCATATCAAATTCTTCACGAATTATTTTAATAGCAAGGTCTTCCAATTCTTTTCTATGGCTTTCTTCCAATTGCATTGTGTTTTTAACCAATGGAAATAATTCAAGCATGGCTTTACCTTTGTCAATTGAATCAGTGCTATGTGCTGTTTTATAACGTTTAACTACTTCATTGAATCTATCACCCATAATCTTCTGTTCAAAAGATGTTTCGTCACCTTCTGGGAATATTGGGTGTTTACCTAAAGAAGTTTCTTGGTTAACCAATTCTTTCTCTAATCTTGGGTGCATTCTTTCTTCTAAACCTTCAGGATATACCAAACCTTCATTTAGGGTTTTTGGTGTTTTACCTTTAGCTTCGTTTGCTTTTCTTAATGCTTCTTCAGCTATTTTTTTATAATCTGCCATTATTTTATATCTTTTACTTTTAATGTTTTTATTACTTTTGGTTTTGATAAACTTTCAGTTAATTCAGTTTTTGTCATAACCTTTTTTTCGGTTACTGGTGCTAATTGATTATCCGCAGGGGCTGCTGGTGCACCAGCTGTAGATTTAGTCTTAGCCAAATCTTTTAAACCGTTGATTAAATTAGGTAACCCTTGTCTTGGTACACCAATCAATTCAGAAAATGCTGCAATTACTTCTCTTTTAGCAACAGGTGTTTTAATAGTATCGATAACATTTGATGGGATTCTTTTAGCTATCATTGCCATAAGTTTTTGAGCTTTTTGATTCATTTCTTCATCACTTTCTTCACCAGTAGGTGCTACTTCCATCAAATTCATTTCTGATTCTTTTTTCCCACCAAATACTCTATTTTCAAAGAATTTTCTAAATTCTTTAATTGGCATGTATTTCTCATCTTGACCCATAACAGCAGCGGCCAATTCAACAATGTTTTTAAATTTTCTGAATTTACCAGATTTTTCATTAACCAAATAATGTTTAAATTCAGAAAGATTTAATGATTCATTTTCTTTTTTAGGTTGAATCTTAACTTCTTTTTCAGGTTCAAAATCATTACCAAACATCGCTTCATGTTGTAACATTGATTCTTTTTCCATCATAGGTTGTACAATAGTTTTTTCGAAATGTTCAATTGGGTGGATAATGTTATTACCAGCATCATCTGTTTCATCGTGACAAAATACAGCCATAACAATTTCTTTAGAAGGTGTAATACCTCTTACCATTTGATATTTTTGAACACCAATTGTAAATGGTTGAGATATTTTACCAGTTTTACTATCTCTAACGTTAGAAAGATATTTGATAGTAGCATCATCTTGAGGTGTAATTATAGCCTCAGGTTCAATCATTTCATCTTCTTCCATCATACTACCTGAAGTAGTGATTGGTTTGTCACCTGTAATTGTAACGGGTGTTTTAGGGTCAATAGTACCTTTGATTTTTTTATAGGTAGTCATATCCATTTGTAATCCTTCTTGTATTTTATTTGTTTTCATCTGCAGTTTGTTTTGTATATTTCAATATTAGGTCTTTTTCATATAACGCATCTTCAATTTCTTTCAATGGGTCACCAAAATGAAAATGAAGTCTTGATTCTGGATATGTATCGTAATCATTGATGTTTTCATATGCTAAAGCAATTATCCCATCAACAGCATCCCATACGGCTAGTGTATCACTATCTTGAATCAATTCAAATATTATTTCAGTTTCAAGTACACCTACCTTTTTAATAAAATTTGGATGTGGTGGTTCTGGTCTTCCAGATGCTGGGTATGTATCCCAGTTATCACCATCAACATTTTTTATTGTATCTGAAAAGATAAATTCATATAAGAAATTACCTTTATGGTTCATACCAATCTTATTTATATAAACTAAAAAATACTCTATCATTACTTAATAGCTTTTGGGTCTACTTGAGGAATAGTATCTGGTTCGATAGTAAATGGTTTATTTCTTCTGCTTGGAGCTGGCTCTGCAGGTTTTGTTGTTGGTTTAACAATCGGTTCAACTAATGGTTCTGACATATCTTCTTGATTAAAAGTTTCGTGTAATTTTGATTTTAACATCTTTTTGTTAAATATACTACTTTTTTCATTACCAGTCAAGTTTTCAGTTGTTAAATTTTTAACATTATCATCTTCAGCAACCATTTTTGATACAGGTGTTTTAGACCACATTTTACATGACCAATATTTAGGTGTTGTTCTATCTTTAGCTTGTGAACATTTATGTCTAGCTCTAAAAGATTTTCTTCTTTCTGGGTTATCTCTTTTGATTTCCATATTAGGGTCACCAAAGTTAACTTTGATTACATTACCTTTAGCATTTTTTACATAAACTTTAAATTTCTTAACGTCACCATGCATCGGTTTTCCAAGTGGTTTATCGTCATATTTTCCTTCATTAAGGTGTCCACCTTCAACACTACCGTGTTCATCGGAATAACCACCTTCAGTTTCACCATCATAATCTTCACCCTCTACATTAGCTTCCATAAAGTGATAAACTTCTTCAATATCATCAGCTGAAGTTGATATATGGTCAACTGCCCATGCATGCCCATTAGCAACCATTTCATCAATCTTATCTTGGTCCATATTCAATAATTTACCAGAAGCGTGATGTAGAGTTTTAAGGTTTTGCCAAAACATATAATTGTTTGATTCACCCATATTTTCTTTTATTGGAACACAATTAGGTACTTCTTTACCACCTTTCTTTTTCATTCCAATTTGCTCATATCCAGACCAACATGGTTTATTTTCATCTAAAACATCATTAGAACCTGGTTGAAACATATTGTTTCTTTTAGGGGTTTTTAAAACAAAATCCTCGTCTTCAAACAAAGTATTTTCTTCCATCCCATCTTCAGAATTGCCACCAAAGTCATCTCCACTCCCATCACCGTTATCATCTCCGCTATTTGCATCGTTGTTATCATCACCCATATCAGGATTTTCTGAATCATTTTCACCAGCTTTATTAATTTTTTTGATTATGTCGTTTCTATCGTTTTCATCCATTTCAGAAGTATGAGTTGCTGAAATCAATGAGTTAATTGCAAATTTTTCCAATTCAAAGTCAGGTTGACCTTGTTTTTCTGTATAGTCTCTTAATGATTGACCAATCTTTCCGCTAAGTTTTTCTATGAATTTTTTAGGGTCTGATTCTTCATCAACATCAATACCAGCATCAAAAGGCTCCTTGTCAAATGGTTTATCATCTGCAGGTGCTTCTGGCATTTCTGGTTCTATTGGGGTTTCACCACCGAAATCTAAATCATCAGTAGGTGCTGGGGCTGCTGCTTCTGGTGCCATAGGTGGCATAGCAGGTTCAGCTGGAGCATTGCCTGCAGGTGCAGGCAGCTTCAACTTGTATTTTTTTTCCTCGTTTATTTTTGAGTTTTTACTTTTTTTTTTGACTCTGAAAGGCCATCGATAAGAGCATCCATTTGGTCAATAGCTTTATTGATTGATAATTTACCTTCATAAAGTTCACTTTCTGAATATCTATTGTTTAAATAGTTTCTAGTTTTATCAGCACCTGAAGAAATCATTTGCATAACTTTATCTTTGATTTCACTACCAGCATCTTTAAGAAATTGTATAAAATCTGCAGCCGACATATTATCCATCATATCAAATAATTCCTCATTAGATATTGGTCTTTGTTGCTCTTCTTCTTCATCCATACCTCTCATGATATCAAAATCTTGAGCATCAATAGCGTCATTATGGTTCATATCAATTCTACCTTGATTACCTGTTAATTCTTCGTCCATCCATGATTCTTTTAACATGTTATCAACAGCTTTTTGAACTTCATCTAAATCTTCTTCTTCTACAATTGGGTCTGGTTTAGGTAATTTTTCACCTGTAACTGCATTGGTACCATAATCTTCATCATCTTCGTCTTCTTCAGTAATACCTTCAATTTCACCTTCTTCAGCTGTTTCTCTTTCATATACATTTCCAGCAAAACCACCACCTTTTGGCATATCAACAAATCCACCAGAAAAACCATTTCCACTTTCAGCTAATAAATTATCATCTAAAAATGTGTTAATTTTTTCATCTGAATTAAATGCTTCAGAAAGACTATTAAATCTTAAGTTTAAGTGTTTAATAGCTTTAGCATATGAAGGATAAGCTTGTTCTTTTTTGTTTTGTAAACCACCAATGTATTTAAAATCTTCAGCAACCAATCCAGATGTTTTAGTTGTTGTTTTAATATAATATTCGTGATTTTCTCTTATGATTGCATAAGCTTTACCATCAGGACCCATTTTAGTCAATTCAACTACAATGTTAGATTTGTTTTCGTTAATTGATGAAATACCCATCAATTCTTTCATACGTTCATTGATTTGGTTTCCTTTAAGACCAATTGGACTAATAATATTTTTATTTTTCATATTTTTTTTGTTTTTATTTATTATGATTTTAACCTAGGTTTGGACTACCACCGAACACATTTTTATTTTCACCTAATAGATAACACCCTGTTCCACCGCTAATGGTTCTAACCCAAAGTGCAATATTTGAAGAACTTGCTATTTGAATTATCGTACCATTTATGTTTACAATACAACCAGGTGTTCCACCATAAATTTCTGTGTATGTATGTGCTGTAAGATTAGGACTCTCAGCTGGAACTATAATACTATGTATATCGTTTATTCTTGGCATAATTTTTTTGTTTTATTATAAATATTCATAAAAACAAAAAAAGCATCAATAACTGATGCTTTTATTTATTTATTTAATTTAAACACCATAAACCCAACAAATAATGCTGCAATTATGGCCTCTGCTAATAATACCCAACCGCTATATTTTAAGTCCGTTAAAAAGTCATGGTATTCTTTGTGTGTCATTATGGTTAATTATACCATAATAAATATATGTTAATTTGACAAAGGTGCTTTAATTATTGGGTGTGATTGATAATCTTTCAATTCAATATTTTTACTTTGAATCGTATCCGCAAAACATGGTGATGATGATAAAAATTTCCACGAATCGCTAAGTTCTAAGCTTGGTAATGGAAAAGGTTCTCTTGTTCTTGTCGGTACATCACCACACATTTCTAAAAATTCTAATATCTTATCATCATCGTTTTGTGAATGACCATAATCCAATAAACCATTGTAACCCAAAATATCAATACCATATATAGTTCTTTCCCATAAAGTCATTTCTCTTCCAATCTGTTCTTTTGCTTGTTCAATATGATTTGAATATAAATGAACATCACCTAAATTTCCAATCAATTGGTCAGGAACCATGTTGACTTCTTTTGCAATTATTTCTAATAACAATCCATAAGAAGCAATGTTGAATGGTAAACCTAAGAATGTATCTACTGAACGTTGATTCCACATTAAAGAGATTGCTCTAGTTGGTATGTTTGCCTCATCAAAATGAAATTGTTTAAAGTTTATTGCTGTTATATGATTCTGCAACACTCTACCTCCAATATTTGAGTTTTTGTAAATCTCAAATCTTTCTTCGTGGCTTAACTCTCTTGTATAAACTTGAAATCCATAATGACAAGGTGGCAAGACCATAGAATCCAGCTCTCCAACATTCCAAGCATTAACCATTAATCGTCTTGAATCTGGGTTTGTTTTAAGGTCGTTGATTAGGTTTTGGATTTGGTCGTGAC